CTACCTCGAGCCGGCACCGCCCGCCGCTAAAACGGCTGCGGCAGTGGTCGCCTGTTTCGGGATTAAGGACTTCCTGAGCTTCGGCACTGGCCCCATGAGAGGGGCAGAGATCGTCAACAATCTCGGCTACGTCGTCTCGGGAACTCAACTCTACAGCGTGACGGCGGGAGGCCTGGTCACTGCATTGGGCTCAATCCCAGGCGCGGGGCCGGTATTCATCGATGGAGACGGCTCGCACGTCATGGTGACGGTGAACGGCCCTTCCTATCTGTGGGATGGGGCAGTCACCGCACAAATCACGGATCCTGACTTTCCCGGATATGAGTGGGTCGCGTTCCTCGACGGTTATATGGTCGGAGGCCCAGGGGATGGGCGGGTATACGTCAATCACACGGCCTTTGATCCTTCCGGGTGGGATGCGCTGGATTTTGCTTCCGCCGAAGCCGCACCCGATGACGTGGTGGTCGGCATTGTTGATCACCGGGAACTGTTTCTCTTTGGCCGTCAGACAACGGAAGTTTGGTACAACTCAGGTGATCCCGCCTTCCCGTTGAGCCGCACGTCCTCGGGCTTTATGGAGATCGGGACTACGTCCAAGTATGGACCGGCGAAGATCGACAATTCCATCTTCTTCCCCGCTACCGACGGTACGGTCAGACGGGTCAATGGCTATACCCCGGTACGGATCTCGCAGACCGCCATGGAGCAGGCCATTGCGAAGTACGCCGCCCAGGAATGCGTTGGGAGTACGTGGATTGAGAATGGCCATTCCATGTATGGGCTGACCTACAACGAGGCCACGTGGGTTTACGATGTGTCAACCCAGCTTTGGCATGAGCGGCAGTCCTACGGATATTCGAACTGGCGCGCGGCCTTCGTGCTCCGGGGGAACAACACGACCTACGTGGGCGATCGTACCTCGAACAAACTCGGGATTCTGGACGCCGGCACGTTCACTGAGTGGGGCGATACCCTGGTGTCTCAGGTTGCCGCCCCCGCGATTGCACAGGACAACCTGCTCATCCCGCATGCATCCCTCGAGCTCGTCTTCGAACAGGGCGTGGGAACTACGGGGCAGGGCGAAGATCCCCGAGTCATGCTGGATTGGTCGGATGACGGTGGACGTACATGGTCGAATGAGATCTGGCGTCAGTTGGGTAAGGCCGGAGACTTTCGCCGTGCTGCTTTGTTTAACCGGCTGGGGCAGTCTCGAGATCGTGTGTATCGGTACAAGGTATCAGATCCCGTCCGGCGCACATTGATACAGGCGATCCTGAAGAATGCCGCTTAAGCCGCCTGGGTTTCCGCCGGTCAACCAAGCAGACTGGGATCGATGGACGAGGTCAACCGCAGTGGTGCCAGATGACAACTCCGTCACCATCACGAAGTTGGCGGACAAGGTTGTCACTAACCCAAAGTTGCGCGACAGTATTCCCACTAGCGTCATTGGGCGTGTTACTAATACGCCAGGAACGCCCGCGGACATCGGCGCGACGACGGATGATACGTTCTTCGTACGCCGTGCCGGGGCATTGGGGTTTGGAGCGCTGGCGGACACGGATATTCCGTCAACTATCGCGCGCGATTCCGAAGTGACCACGGCCATTACTGCAGCCCTTGCCGCCGCATTCGCAACGGGCACGTACACGCCGACGCTCACGAACGTGACCAATCTGGATACTTCGGGAGCCAATCTCTGCGCCTACACGAGAATTGGAAGCGTGGTGACGGTGTCAGGCCGGGTGGATCTGGACCCCACGGCCGCAGGCGCGGTGGAATTGGGTATCTCGCTCCCCATCGCGTCGAACTTCACGGACAACAAGCAATGCTCGGGCATCGCCTTTTGCAACACCGTGGCTGGTCAGGGAGCGGCGATACTGAGTGATCTCACGAATGATCGCGCGAGCCTGCAATTCATTGCGGTGGACACGAGTAACCGGGTCATGATGTTTGTCTTTCAGTATCAGGTCGTATGAACGAAGCAACAGCGCAAGCGATTCTCGAAGAACTCAAGAAGTTGAATGCCGGCGTCGCTCAGATGCTGTGCTACCAAAGGATGATGGCCGATGCCAAACGACGCCCCTATCCCCCAGTGGGACCAGCTGCCGGAGTTGACGTTCCTGGAGAAAACAGCCTACATCGCCTACCAGCTCAAAGTGATGGCTGACGGCACTGAAGCGCCGGTGAGTCACATTTTCGAGCCCGGCATGTATATCCGGGAGATCAAAATTCCAGCAGGTATCGTCATGGTGGGACGTCCACACATTTTTGGCCATCGGTGCGAATTAGTCAGTGGCAGCTTGTTACACGTGAGTGAAGAAGGTCGGCGCGTGATTGAGGCACCGTTTGAGATGCATACCGTGCCGAACTATCAACTCATCGTCTACACGCTCACTCCCATTGTGGGACGGACCTATCACCCCAATGAGGATGAAGAACGCGATGTTGAAGTGTTGGAAAATAAATGGTTTTTGCCTCCTGATCCCATTTTGCAGTTGGGCGCAATGGTGCATGCGCGCTTGACGGAGGATTCCCCGTGACAGCCGCTATCTCAGCGGGCGCCGCGATCGCCATTGGCGCTACAGCGGCTGTGGGCGCAGGCGCGAGCATTTATGCGGCCAACAAGGCGGCGGGCGCTCAACGTGACGCATCCCGCGCGGCAATCAATCAGCAGAATTCCGAATATGAGCAAAGTCGCTCGGATCTGGCCCCCTGGCGCACCACGGGTGGGAGTGCACTTGATCAGATTGCCAAACTCTATGGCCTCGACACGGTGGATGCCAATGGCAATGTCGTGAAAGGCTCCGGAAAGGCCGATTTTTCCAGTTTTTCGACCTCGCCGGACTTCCAGTTCAACTTGGGCCAAGGGCAGGACGCGATCAACCGGTCTGCCGCTGCTCGTGGCGGATTGCTCTCCGGGGCGGCCGTAAAGGCAGGGGAGACCTATGCCACTGGATTGGCCAATCAGAATTTCGGGGACTATGTGAGCCGGTTGTCGGGAGTGGCCGGTGCAGGCCAAGCGGCCACGAATGCCACGCAGGCCGCAGGCACCAATATGGCGAACGCGAACAGTAACTCGCTGATGGCCGCCGGAAATGCGCGTGCTTCAGCCTATGGAGACATGGGGCAGACGATTGGCAACACCGTGAATGGACTAGCTAGCAATTGGTTGAGATACAAATATTTGAGCGCTATTCCGAATCAAGCTCCGTATGGTGGAGGTTAGCATGGCGTACGAGCCAATAAACCTCGGGGATATCCTGCAGCAAGTTGGAGCGATCAAGGGATTGCAACAGCGTCAGCAATACGGAGCGTTGCAACTAAAGCAGGCCCAGGATCAGGAAGCGCAGAGTTCGGCGCTGGATCAGGTCCTGAAAAACAATCCCAATGCGGCTTCCGCTGATCTGATCAAAGCGGGCGGAGCTTCCGCGATTCCGATCGCCGCTCAGCAACAGCAATTGGTTGCCAAGGCGGACGAACAGACCTACCGCCAAATGTATGCCTCAGCCAGCGAAGCCATGGTAGCCAAAGATCCCATCGCCTTCATCAAAGCGAAGCATCCTGAGTTTATTCAGCAGTACGACGCGCAATCCGGTGCCCCGGGAACATTCGACAAACTGACGCCTGATCAAGTGCGGCAAATGGCGGCGGGCATTCGCGATCACGCGCAGCAATTGTTGGTCGATCCCAAGACGGTCTTTCAGGTCCAGCACGAGGATCAGCGCGCCGCCAATACGCAGGCGGGTGAGGTTGCCCGACAGAGGACGAATATCGCAGCAGAGAATGCCCGTGCTGCAGCAGGTCGGGCCGTCACGATGCGCGGGCAGGATTTGGAGCAAGGCCGCGCCAACAAGCCCCAACTGGTGACGGTCAAGAATCCCGATGGCACCGAGACGCAGAAGTGGGTGACGCCCGGCCAGACCGAAGGTCCCGCCTTGGGGCCGCCTTCTCAGAAGCCCATGGGCGAGGCTGACAAAAAAAACGCCGTGCTGTTCGATAGCATGATGAACGCCGAGAAGCAGATCCAGAGTCTGACCGCAGGTGGTAAGGGCACAGACACGAGCAGCAAATGGAACGCTTTTCTCGGTGGCGTACCGGGCAATGTCGCAAAAGTCGCTCAAACGGATGAATTCAGGAAATACGAATCCGCAGGCCTTCGGTGGGCTGCGAACCTGCTCTATCTGAAGTCCGGCGCTACGGCCAACCCGGATGAGATCCGCTCGACGTGGAAGCAATTCTTCCCGCAGCCGGGCGATGGACCGGACGTGAAGGCGCAGAAGGAAGCCGCGCGTGCGCAGGAGATTGAATCGACGCGCAAGTACATGGTGCCGAATGCAGCTCCGCTGCCAGCTACCGCAGGCGCTCCGATGAAGATCGCTTCGGATGCCGACTACGCCAAGGTGCCCTCTGGGGCGCAATACATCGCTCCTGACGGCTCAACGCGGACGAAACGGTAATGGGCTGGCAGGATGATCCTGTCGTTTCGCAATCGGCGGCTGATCCACTGGATTTTTCCAATCGCTACAACACAAAACTCAATCCGCAACAGGAGCAAGCATTTCAGGCATGGGCGCAGAAGCAAGGGCCTCGGGGGAGCAGCTACGACTATGACATGCGGGGGGCTTTTGCTTCCGGGGCTACGCAATCAGCCAATGGACATTTCCCGGATACGTTCAAGAAGCCCAATCACCCTACATTTTCTGACCAGAGTCAATATAGCGGGGTTGATGGCAACGAAGGTGGCAAATGGGCAAAGCAGTCTGATGGATCATGGTCGTTCACGCCGTCCGCATCTTCACTCAAAATGCATGACGCAGGCGATCTGCAGACTTATTTTCAGAAGGTCGAACCGGGAAACAAATTGATTCTGCCCAGCCAACCTGATCAATCGTCGGTAGGTGCTGGATCATGGAAGGATGACCCCGTTGTTACATCTCAGGCCCTTGCAGCCCCAGAGCCTCCGACCGACATAGGCCGGCAGGTCGCCTTGGGTGGACGGGCAGTGGGTGAGGGGGTCGGAGGCACGCTGCTGAGCGCGATCGACCAGAATCCGGTCAATATCGTCTCTCAGGCGCTGACGGGCAAAACGCCTCAGCAGCTGAGCATTTCGGCGGTTAACCACTATCTCGGCGCACATTTGCCGCAGATGCCGTCCTATAGCGAGTTGCTGTCGAAAGCGCTCACCTATCTGGGGGCGCCGACCCCTGAAACATCGGGCGAGCAATTGGGCTCTGCAGCCATTCGGGGGGCTTCCGGTGCATTGACCTTGGGCGGGCTGGGTGGAGTCGCGACGGTCCCGAATGCCATCCGCGCTGGGGTGAGTGGAGCTACAGGAGCCACCGCATCCGAATATGCCCGCCAGCAGGGTGCCGGGCCGGTTGGGCAGTTCGTGGCGGGGCTGGCTGGCGGGTTTGCACCCACAGCCATTGAGGAAGCGGCGAGGGGCGGCGCCAATCTGGTTGCGAATATTGCCCGACCCCTGACCCGGGCAGGGCAAGAGCAGATCGCCGGCCAGGTTCTGGCACGCCAAGCCACGAATCCCCAGGCCGCGGTCGCAAATCTCGAGACTGCGCAGCCGATCGTGCCGGGGTCGGCCCGCACAGCAGGGGAGGCCTCGCAGGACTTAGGGCTGATGGCGCTCGAGAAAGGCGTGCGGGGTCGCAGCACCGCAGACTTCGGTCAGCGCATCTCCGAGCAGAACGCAGCCCGCCAGGCAGAGCTCGGTTCGGTTGCGGGTACGCCGGCGGATATGGCCGCCGCCAAGGTCGCGCGCGATGCCCAAACGGCCCCCATGCGTGAACAGGCCCTAGGTTCGGGCGTGGCTGATCCTGCGCCGATCCACGCCACGATCGATTCGATCCTGTCATCGCCTGTGGGTAAGCGCGAAACCGTCTCCAAGGCGCTGGAATGGGCCAAGGGACTCATCGGGGACGAAACGAATCCCGCTTCACTCTACGAAATCCGCAAAGATCTGCAGCTCGCGCAGCAGGGGAAGCTGCAGCCGTCCTCGGCCAATGCGCCGAACGCCTCCACGCTGGCGACGGCTCGAGGCCAATTGGGGCAGGTTGTCTCATCCTTGGATGATTCGATCGAAGCTGCCGCCCCGGGCTTTAAGGCCTACCTGCAGCGCTATCGGGATCTATCCCAGCCCATCGATCAGATGAAGGTCATCCAGGAGATTCAGCGTCGAGCTCAACTGACGAGCGCCGATGTGACCACGGGTCAGAATTTCATCGGCAATGCGAATTTCAGCCGCGCGTTGGATGCTGCGATACAGAAGAACGGCGCCAAGCTGACTGCGGATCAAATTGAACGCTTGAATGCGATCCGTACTGACTTGCAGATGGGGCAGGCCATCAATAGCCCGCTGATCAAAGTCCCCGGATCAGACACGTTCCAGAATCTATCCATTGCACAGGCCATTGGAGCAGGGGCCGGCGGCGCGCATCCGATCATCCGCGTGCTGACGAAGCCCTTATCGTGGATCTACAAATTCAGCGGCTCGGATGAAGGCATCAACGAGGTGCTCACGCGGGCGATGCTGGATCCGAAACTTTCGGCTGCCATGCTCAAGAGAGCCACCCCGGCAAGCGTAGGCGCTTTTTCGGCTCGATTGCGGGCGGCGACGATTGGCGCCAGCGCTGGAATGAATACCACCAATTTGCGAGCGCCACTGTCGCAACCGCCACCGTAAACCAGCCGATTAGTAACCCGACAATCACCATAAGGCCGCCTCCGGGCGGTCTTCTCGTTTCATGAGGGCTCGATGGCCATACTGTTCAGTCCGTATCTCAGAGCAGCCGATCAGGCCAATGATCCAATCCCCGGCGCGTTTCTGACGTTCTATAAAACCGGGACCTCTACCTTACAGCCTATCTGGAGTGAATTCACCCTCACCATCCCGCTCGCCAATCCGGTCCAGGCGGACGGTAACGGGGTCTGGCCTGCAATCTGGCTGGACGATGCGCTGCCGGCGTATAAGGCTGTTTTACAATATCCAGACGCCAATAATCCTGCCCTTCCCGGGGCGATCGTCTCCGGTCCCAACGGCACGATAGACCCCTACAACGCTGGCTTCAATGCTGCGGGACAATTGGCCCTCCTGCAGCCTGTGCTCAATCCAATCACAGCATCCGAGCAACAGGCTGGAGTGACCCCCACCAATTATGCCTATCCGTCGATCCAACCGGCCCGCTATGGCGCGAAGTTTGATAACGCCACCGATGATACGGCAGCCCTCAATCAAAGCATTCTAGTCGCCAAGCAGAACGTTCATGGTGCGGTCGGCAATGTCGTAGATCTGCCGCTGGGCACGGCTGTACTGACTTCCGAGGTCATGCTGCCCAATGATGTGCGATTCCTAGGCACCAACAAAAACGGATCGATTCTGCGAGCGGTGAGCGGTTGGAATTCCGGAACCTACCCGTTCATGCTGCGCGCGAATAATGCGCCTTTCAGCATGTTCGATTCTCTCCTGGAGAGCCTGACGGTTGACTGCAATAACGTGGCTGGGTTGGGGGCGATTCAATCGGATGCCTGGCAGAACAACAGCGGTCCACGGCGCTGTCTTATCTATCAATTTACGACCTACGGCATTCTCTATACCAATGCAGGCTATTCGATATCAGGCGGCGCGGACATCCTGCCGCATGAAGATATCGAAGTTTACGGCTCCGATGCCATCACCCCCGCAGCTGGGATCAAAGTTGAGCAAATCTCCTCGGTTGGTAACTGTGTACTCGACATTCGCCGTGGAGTCATTGCCGGTGGCGCGGGGAATTTCCTGCCGCGTGGCATCGATATCGTGTACGACTCCAGCATCTTAGAGAAAGTGCACTTTGAGCAGTGCACGACCGGCCTGTATCTGGATGGCATCGGCACCCATGTGATGATTAACTGCGCCGCCGCCGATACGGTCACGAACCTCGTTGAGATTGCTGCGACCTTCCGCGGCTCCCTCACCATGATCGGCTGCCGTCGGGGGAGTGCGACCAACTTCATCAAAGACAATCGTGTTGGGGGACTTGGAACACCCACCTCGATTGATATTCCGTTCCTGCAGATCGGCCCCGGCAATGCCTATTCGATCAGTGGCATCACGCAGGCGGCCAGTGCCGTGGTCACTCTCAATTCCGCCGCTGGATCCAATCCAGCCGTTGTCGGCTCGCTGCTGAACTTTTCGGGTGTGGCAGGGATGACGCAGATCAACGGTCTGCGCGGAACGGTGTCCGCGATCGGAGGTTCAACGGGAGCGTGGACGGCGACCACCAACATCAATTCCAGTGGGTTCTCGGCCTACACTTCCGGCGGTGTGGTAGCGACCCCGGCCAACCGGGGGATCAGTGCGCCCAATACGGCCAGTGCCTGGTGTACTTTCGATGGGACCAAGACAGGCACGAATGCGCCCAACAACGGTTTCAACGTCAAATCGGTGACGCGCAATTCAGCCGGCAACTATTCGGTGAACTTCGAGAACGCGCTCCTGGCGAGTAACTCGCAGGCCATCGCGGTGACGGCCGCCGGGCTGACTGCCTATAGCATCAACAATGCCGGTCCTGCCACTGGGTTTGCGCAGTTCATCGTGGAGGTGCTGAGTGTCTCGGCGGGCGCGATGGTCGCGACTCCGACAGATAACGCTTTTCTCACCTTCATCTGCTTTGGCCTCGGAACATAACCAAGGAACATCATGGAAATGGGGGCTGCGGAAGGATCATTTCCCGACACTGAAGATAACCTGGAGACGCATGCCAAAAAGACCATAACCAAACAAGCGGAAATGTGGTTGCGGATTGATGGCGTTCTGCACCGCGCAACAGAGTTGTTCGGCGAGTGGAAGGCCAAAATGGCCCATTGGAGTGATCGGGGACCCAGGGATTATGAGGCAGCCGATAAGGAGAGCTTGCGTGAACTCGTACGCAATACAGTGCGCGCAACGGTTGAGATTCAAGGCGGCTATCAGGAAGGCGGAAACGGGAGTAGTCCACAGTGGCGCAACTGGGTGATGACGATGCTGGGAACGCTGATCGTGATCGGAATCACGGGCCTGATCGTGATGTACGCCAACCAGAAGGCGATGAGCGAGCGGATGGACGGCTTCGAGCGCCGAATCTCGAACATCGAGCACAAACTGTGGCCATGACGCGCATTGGTTCTAATCAGGA